AAGCCTGTGGGACGTTTGATATCCCTAGTTTTGAACCATTGGAATATAATCCTAACAATTTTATTTACACAGCCCCTCTAGCTCCACAGAGTCAAGAATCAAAAGATATACAACCAAAACAACCAGAAATCCCACAAACAAAAAAAGAAAAAATAAAGTTTGAACCCTGTCCACCTGAAAAACCACAATTTCGGAAAGGAGATTACAGAAATGATAAAAGAATCGAAAGGCTGGTAAAATATGAAAGAAGTACAAATGGAAACTGTGACCCGATCTGGGAAAAAGTACCATTCAGAGAGAGCTTTATTGGTTCACCTGAAGCACTCATTTCTACTGCTGTTATCGGTGTGGTTGCTGGTGGGTCTGCACTTTTGGCTCCTTTAATAAAAAAAGCAATATCTGAAATCTTCAAAAAAATAAAAAAACAACTTACAAATAAAAAAGATAATGTAGAATAAAAAAACCCTATTCGATCAGGCAATGGATAGGGCGTCTAGGTAGGTAAGTGCTAACCGAGCTTACCTACTGCCTTAACTTATGAGTATGCGGTAATACTTGACCTTTCTTTGGACTAACAATTACATCTTCACATAATTTGTGGTAAATACTGTTTTTTGCATATTCGATTCCAGCAAGTTTTAATTCACCACAATTTTTAAGCCTTGCTAGTTCATAATTTAATCTTTCCTTAGATAATATTTGTCTTTGTATTTTTTCTTGTGTCGTTGCACTTTTTAAGCAAGCATCTTGAAATCTTCTATCCAAAGGAATATTAAATGTCAAAGCTACACCTACATTCAAACCTAAAGAATCTTTATTGCCACTATAGTTTTCTTGATAAAAAAGAATTTCGCCTGCATTTGTAAGGTTCCCATCATCATCAACGGCCTGATTATAGTAAGGAGTTTCATAAGTGTAATCCATAGGCCGTTTTATATTAAGATTTGAATATGCAAAGGGACTTATAGACATTTGAGGTCCAGAACAAACTATGCCGTTTCCATAACTATTTTCGACCATTGGGCCACCAAGCACTTGTGTTGCAAAATTTGATACACTTCCGGATGCGGATGCCTGTGGAGCCGCAGTATTTGAGGTATTAGCAAATACTGGACTCCCTAACAATAATCCTATTATTGGGAAAATATTGTAGTTGTATCTGTAACGCTTTCTGATTGAATTGTTCTTGTTATATCTGTTATTGATTGAACGCCACTTGGAGTATATGTTTCTACAAATTGAAAAGCACCTTGATTTGTTAATGTCCAATTTGGTTTTTGGCCTAAATCTAAATCTGTCCAAGTATAAGTCGTTCCGTTTATGTTTTGATTGCTGGTAGTGATAGGAGGTGTAATTGAATTGCCGTCCATTTGGATTCCAGAACCTGAGACGCTATACTGAAATCCACCATAGTCTGTTGTTCGTATAGTTTCTGTAATATTAGTTGTTGTCTCTGTTCGACTTGTGGAACTGCCCTGAGTGAAGTTAGGCACCACAGGGACACTATAAACAGGGCTAGATATAAGAAAAACAAACGGAAGTGTCCTCCACATTAATCAAGAGTTAAATCAGTTACAAATTGACCTGTTAATACTATTCCTGTTCCTGTTCCACCCGTAAGAGTCATTGTGTGATGGTCTAAGGTAACTGCTGCTGTTCCTACACTTCCAGCTGCAGTTGAAGTTAAATCACTGAAGTTTTGAACAGTACCAAGTGAAGTTATTGCTGCTGTTGGAGTAGCATCGCCTTCTAAATATGCTTGAGAAAAGCTGAAAGTTTCGCCAGCGTTTGTTATTGACGCAGTTGGCATTGTTACTGCTGGGACTCCAGAGGTCACTGATCCGAAGCCACCTACAGTTGAATTACTATTAGAATCTACTGTTGTTATATTTGTTCCACTTATGCTGTAGCTAGATCCTAATTTGTCCGCAGTGCTGGCAGCCGATAAACTTTCTAGCTTGACGCTTGAGGTAATTGAACTTTGAATGTCACAGTAAGCCGCAGTAGGAAAACATAGGGCGGCTAGTAGTAAGAGCTTTTTCATTTGATACCGACTTTGTTTTTACTATTATCTACTATTTTAGGAGAATTGGCATTTTTCTTTTTGTTAACACTGATACCGTATGAACCGAGAACACCACTGGTGAGTCCCGCTAAAAATGCTCCATCATTACGGATTTTGTCCATATATCCCAAAGTCATCATCGCTAAAGACCACACAAGAATCATAAACCTAACACCATGGCCAAATAGTTCAGCTAGATCAGTTCCTTCTTTTTCTTCTTTATCTTCCATGAAATTAAGGTTTCTTGTTTAATACTAGCAACTTGGCTATGTTTGAAAAGTAACACAAGATTATTATGATCAGAATCCTAAAACCTATTATTATGACATTCGTAAAAACGAATGCAATAAAAAAATTAATTGTTGATCTTTTAAGAGCATTAGCAAAGACCACAGATAATACAATAGACGATCAGATTGTTGATTATGTATCAGTGCATTTATGGCCAGAGGATAAGTGAAAAGTATAATTAATATTCTTACAACAAGACCAAGTTTAGAGTCTGAGTTTGCTGTAGAAAGTTCTATTGCTGAACTGCATAAAATCAAAGATATAGATGAGCTAAGAGAGTTAGCAAGTGTTCTAGCACGAGCTAATCACAAACAATCTCAGTTCATAGCTAATGCACTAGAAATAATGTGTAATCAACAAGATATGATAAATTACCTTCAAAGAAAAAGAACTAAAAAAAAAGTGCCTCTAATGAAGCACCTTAAATATATTTTGTTTGGTAAAGATTAAACTTCTTTACTAATATCAACCCACTCAAAGAGTGTTTTGTGTAGGTTAACCATTCGATCTAGAGGGTCTCTACATTGACATTCAAAAGTTCTGTCTGTGTCAGGATCGTAGAATATTTGACCCTCATAAGGATCGCTAGGGAATCTAGAAGGGAAGGTCATCAACGCTAACTGTTTCTTCTGTGTCTTTTGGTGGTAATGGGGCTAGTTTGCCACTATTTCCCCACATACCGCCCCAAAGCGTAAATCCAGCCTCTTCATGGTACTCTTTCTTATCCGTATAGACTCTGATTGTTGTACCCTCTTTTTCTGCTTTATCATGCATTTTCATGAAAAACTCGGCAGCTTTTAGTGCATTTTCAATAGTAAAATCAAAAATTACATTTTTTTCTGGGGCGTAATCATTGACAGGGTTGGGGTTGTCAAGGATTCTAAATTTAGCAGTGAATGCTGGTTGTACTTTAGTTTTAGCCATATTTAAAAAGGGTTTTTAGGTGTAATGTTCATTGTTTTTTCCCATTCAAGGATCGCTTTAATGTCGTAGCGAACCTTGGCGGAACCCGATGATACCGCATATTTGGGAAGTGTATAGTAGTCGGGTCCACGGTTTTTTCTTCTCCAATCAGCAATAGTTGCTGGACTTAATCCATATCTTTCAGCTAACTGGTCAGATGTTAAAAATTGCTGTTCGATTTGGTTCATGGTGTTAAGGCTTTCCTCCTAGCTTTGATTAGGTCAATAAGTTTATTATATTGGTCTTGACTAATTTTCCCTTCATCTAGCCTTGCAACTAGAGTATTGAAATGTTGGTCTAATTGTTCATCAGTAGTTGATTTAACAATAGCGTCACGCGCTAATACAGCTATGTTCTGTTTGTGTTGAACATTAGCTTGTCTTTTAGATGGTGTGGCTTTTTCTTTTTCTGGCTCTATCTCCATGTTGTTATCCATGTCAGTTTCCAGACCAAGAATTAGTTTGATACTGTATCTTCTTTGATAAGTAACAGAACCACCCCATACGTGCGCTTCATTTTTTCTCTCTAAATCTCTTGGAGGTAGAAAGAAAGGCAGTTCACTAACTTCTTCATGGCCACCAATATGCACTAATTTAGTTTTTATTGTGGTTTGGCCTGTAGGTGTGCAACCAAAAAGTTGTGATAAATGAAAGCCGTTACTATGTAGGATTGGCTGGACTTTAGAAAGCATCTGCTCTAATGGCAGATAGCTATAGCCAAATTTTCCAGCACCTACTTCTTTAGTTCTTACCAAAGATGGAAACTCTTTTTGTGCTTTCTGTAATGCTTTAATAAAAGCTATTTTTGGATTTGTTTCACTCATTGTGCTTTAATGACCTCCAAAATTGATGTTTCTTTTTGTAATGGTTTTTCTACCTTGTACATATTTGTATCGGGTCTTGGTGCAATAAACCTGATAGTAGGAATGTTTTGAACGTGCTTGTTAAAACAAACTATGAAGGCATTAAGGATAAACCTCTGGGAAAACCAACCACGTTTACGATATTCGACATTAGTAATCTGATTCCTAAAGGAAAGTACAGCGCTATCTGGCTGTAGATTTGCACCTAATGTTACCGCGTCCCAAAACTCCCACATCTGCAAGTCTGACCAGCCAGCATCTAAACAAATCATTGTGAAACAAAGACCAACACTAATAGGAAAACATTTGTAATTTTTATGCTTTTTGGCAATCACAGAATAGAGAGCCTCTATAAGGTCTCTTTTTTCTTCGTAAATTTTTACAATCTGGGCTGAAGATGGTGTTACAGTACTTGACCATGCACGTTTAGGCCAGTGATTGTATAAGTGATAGCATTTGATAGCAGCTGCAATGTATTTACCATGACTACTGCCAAGAATGTCTATACCATCGCCAGCAGTTCTAGCAACACCAGTATCAACACAATCGAATATACGAGGATCCATTTTAGAGCAAACTAAAATAGGGAGTGTTTTATTAGTTTGAACTATTGCTGCCAACCTGTGCTGACCATCAATAAGGTTGCCCTGATCGTCAAAAGCTAGTCCATTATTGGTGACTTTCCATTCACCATTCTCTATAGCTCTAACTAAGCGTTTTAAGTTATTAGCTTTAAGGTTTCTATTATTCCTATTCTTTGAAATAAGAATATTTTTAGCTTTTTCTGGTGTCATTTGCATGACTTTAAACTCTGGTTTAGTCATAGTTGTTGCCAAGCCAGTAGGGTTTGCCGAGTGTCTGGATTCCATTGGGTTCGGTATCGGTGTATCCGAGCCATTTTCCAGACGTAGTTGCTTCAGATATTTTAAGAAGCGCTTGTTCTTGGAGTTCATAACCTATGTCGAGAAATTCGTTATCTAATTCGTAGACACCTATGTTGTAGGGGAATACTTTTTCTATTACTACAAAGACAAATCTTTTACAATTTGTACCTTGTAAATAATGTGCTGCTTGAAGGTGGTAGTTCAGATTAGTTACTGTTTTTGTGAACATTTCTGGCGATGCCCCACCCTCTCCTGTGGTCTTAAGATCAACCACTAAATCGTTATGAATTTTGTCACAACGACATTTGCAATCAAGACCACTTGCCTCATGTGACCACCAAAAACTTTGTTCTGATTGGCCTTTATCTAATAGGTCATAAGCTGTTGAATTAGCCATTATTGCTGACATCATATTGTCAGCTAATGCAGCATCTTGTGGTGTGATTACTGTTATGCCTTTTTTCTCGTATTCGAGAGCTTGTTCTTTGCCTTTTTTAGTGCGCTTATCCTCTACAACTCGAAATTTAGCTGTAAAATCATCAGGCTCTAAACACATAGCATGGAACAAAGTGCCAAACTTCATAGCGGGTGTTGGAAGTTTTGGCGGTGCCAGTTCATTAAACTTTGAGTGCCATAAGGCTCTAGCATTTTGCTTAGTGATAATTTTTAGGTCACTAGCGCTAAATGCAGGGTCTGCCTGATAGCTTGCAAAGTCAACTGATAATGGTTCGATTTCTGAAGTAATCATTGTTATAATTAGTTTGGCCGCTTAGTAGTGCGGTTCTTGGGGTTTAAACTGGTATGGGAGTAAAAAGGGTCTCCTCTGCCAGTTTTTTTTATGGTCAGCAACAAATTTGTATATGCTGCTACGACCAAGAGAGTAAGGCAGATAGAGTTATACACCTGTTTTCTCTGCCTCTATAAGCGCTCTTAACTCTTTGGTTATTTCACGCATTTGTTTAAAAAGCTTAGAAGTTCTTTCTTCCAAAGCCAATAGCTTCACAGGATTTCTTTCTCTAACTTCTTTTACAATTAATTTTTTGTATTCTGCATCTATTTTTTCGTACCTTTCTTCTAGCTCTTTAGTCTTTGCACCTAGTGATAAGCCATAGTATTCAAAATTAGCTGCACATTCATCTACAGGGATTTCTACTACTAGCTCAACTTCTTTTTTATCCTTTGGCTCAAACAACAACTGTTGAAGTGTTGTTATTTTATAAGGACAATCTTTTAGCCATTGCTGCAACTTAGGATTTCTGAAATCTAAGTGCTGGCCATTCTGCTGCTTTCCATTCATAGTTCTACCTCGGTGTTAGCTTGTTGATCTTTGTAAAATTGTTCTCTGAACTGTTTTTGTAGTTCAGTTTCTAAAGTGTCAAGACAGCCATTAATTAGCTGTATATCTTCAGAAAGTTTGTGTATTTGTTTACCTAGATTTGCAATAACTAATGAACAACCAAGCTGTCCATCAAAAATTACATCTAATGAATTAGTCCAATCACTATTCCAGCAGTCTGAGCATTGGCCTGTGATTTCTTCTAGAACTTCATCAGCCGACTCTCCAGCTGGCTCGTATTGAACTTTCTCCATAACAGCTTGTTTTGCTAAATACAAGCCGTGCATTTTTTCTATGCTTTCACGCGCTGATTGTTTTAAGGTATCTATTCTTTTATAACTTGTAGTTCTTTTTTCTCTGAGCTTAGTTACCTCAGGGTCAGCGCTGACATAGTCGCGCATTTTTTTGTAATCAAAATCAGCCATTAAAAGTTGCCTCCAATTTTTTTTCATTTTCATGAGCTTCGATAGCTCTAGCACACGCTTGGTGTACATCTTTTTCAGTAATATCTGAATCCAACATAATAATGCTAATCAACTGACTAACTTCTAATTGGTGTTTTACTGTTGGACATTGGAATAAGATATAGAAGCCTTGAAAAAGGCATTCCCTCTTATCATTACTTGGTGTGAGTTTCATCTTGCGATCTCCTCACAAGCAGCGACAACACCAGCTTTACAATCTGCTAATGTCATGTCGTAAAGAGTGCCAGACAGGGTCGTATAGAACAACCCTGACATAGCGATCATTAGAAATAAATTTCTCATTTGTAGTAAGCCTCTAGAAATTTTGCTTTTGAGTCCACATACATTTGTGGTAGTTTTTTTATCTTTGCAGCTTTTTCTGCACCGCCAAAAAATTCATTGATCTGGCGGGTGGTAGTTTTGCTGTAATGTTTTTCAGTAATCACGCTGGCGTGTAAAGCGTCAGCACGTCCAGATTTAGATTTGAAAGCTACGAATGTATCGTAAGACTTTAGTACTGTTCCCTCTGGGTACTCGAATAAGGTAACATTCTTAGACATCACTAGACCTCCTTGAATCGTCTATTACTACAATAGTAGCTTCTTGACATCTTTGTAAAAGGTCACGAAGTGTACCAGCATAACTAAAAGGATCAGCCGCAGCTAACTCTTCTTCATCATCTGGTAGCTCTCTAATGCCTTGCTCTAAAAGCATTTCTAGGTTTTCAGCTTGTTCTCTATTGAGGCTGATTAAAATGTTGTCGTCCATAAAACTAGCGAAGTGAAAAAGCGGGTACTTACCGCCTTCTCATTATGACGCATCAATACAACTATGTAAACCCATTTGATTAGAAAGTTACAATATCTGAATATTTCAAAGGTTTACTGATGTTTAGTGTTGCGGTTTTACTAATAATGGTTCATAATTAATTCATAGCCTGAAGAGGCTGCCCTTTACATTTTCTCGCAAATGACTTTTACTACTCCAGACCACCTTAAGCAGCACTTAGTAAACAGCATTACTACTGCTTTCATCAAAGAGGTTCAGGACAAGTGCAACCACAAAAACACACAGGTTGACACTCATAAAAAAGAAGGTATTAGATACGACCACACTTACACAGGTCGTTACATTATCTGTGCTGAAGAAAGACTAGAAGAAAAGTCTCCTGTATTTGGTTGGGAAGAGCCTAGATTCTACCCACACTATTCAAACATCATTAAAGATGCACAGGCTCAGGCTGAATCAGCTTGTGCTTTACTTGAGCAAAGGATCGCACAGCACCATACAAAAAAAGAATACATTTGGAAAACTTCAGACTTACGTGTTAATCACGCTAATGACCTTATCGAAGGTCGTGTTTATGGTCACGTTTATGATTACATCGCTGACGAAAGGACTATTGAAGAGCGTAGAGAGGCTACTAAGTTTGAAATTTATGTTCGCATGATCTGGAATTACAGATATGGTTCAAACTCAGCTAATGGCCATCTTACTCAGTACACGCAGTTCAGATCAGAGCGTCATGGCGCTGAGATGGAAGGCAAGAGCGCACAGAAAGCCAAAGATGATGCTGCTAGAGCAGAGAGACAAGCTAAATTACAGGCTGAAAAAGATGCTAAAAAAGCTGAAAAGTGGGAAAGATTTTCTAAGTTAGCTGTACAGATGGAAAAGTGGTCTGATAAAAAGATTAAGGCTCTCGGTTATTACCTTACTGATGAAGGTATTGAAGAGACAAAAAGAAGTGTTGAAAGCTGGGGTAACACTTGGACTCAAGAAAGATTAGACCACCACATCAAAATTTACAGCAACGATATTGAAAAACTAAACATACTAAGAAACGATACTAGGACTTGGCAGAACGACATGACAAAGCTAAGAGCAGTGTTTGACAAAGGTATTGACACTAGACCAAAACTTGTCGAAGCATACAACGTCTTTGGGGTTTAAACCTCAAAGGCTTTCTTATAAATTCATTTTCTTAAAACAATGACTAAAGCTGAAGCACTTAAAGAGTTTAGAGAAATCTATAAAACTCTACCAACTGCTCTAAAAGGCGATGCAATCGCTAAAAGAGAAGATTGGAACAATTATACCGATGGCCTTTGTAAAGATGGTCGAATCACTCTTAAACAATATGAAAACTGGGGGCAACCTTTCTAATGAAACTTAACGAAAAAGAACAACGATTCCTAAGAATGTTTCCACCGCGTATGAAACAGCTTGATAATCAAATCAGGCTAGTTCAAAACTGTTCTAGGAAAGATGGCTATGAGTGGGGCTTTACAGATCTTGTTCCAACCTATTTCATCGTGATCTTTGTAAACCTTACAAGATGTGCTAAGAAGTTTGGCTTAGATGTTGATGTAAGGATTGAAGGGCGCGATATTGAAGATGTCTATGAAGACGCCAATGACAAATTTCAAGATAGTTTAAATGTCGATTGAACAATCATTATCATTCGAAGTAAAGCGCCAGTTCTGCTATCTAGAGCTTGATAAGTGGAAACATTACCTTTGCGATAAAAGAAAACTTGATGAGGTGGAAGTGGCTATAGCTGCGACCACTTCTTTAATTACAGAAATCAAGTTATTAGACGACAAAATTTACAATGAAAATATCCCTGAATACGATGATCCGTTAATTTAGGTGTATGATCGGCTTGTAAGAAGTTACATTCTCTCGCTATCCAAACGTATAGATGAACATTTTTATGTATCTCAGAGCGGAAGATGGCGTAGCTCTAAGGGACTTTCTAAAAAAGAACCCAAGTGTAAAAGGTATTGAAAAGGAAAAAGAGTTTTTAGATGCTGGATTGATCGCGCGGGTCTGCTACTCTTTGGAAGTGGAGCTTAATAAACTTTAGTCGGGGAGCCTGATGACCTATTGCAAAGCTAGGTCTGAAAGTCTAGGAAAATTGTAGTACACGCAGCTACAAAAGACAGGGAGGTCTACGCGAGGTGGCTTACTTATCCCCCGACTCTTTAAATGTTTGTATCGTTATCATTGAGTGAGGCCGTAAGGTCTCTTTTTTGTTGCAATAATATTTTCGGGCTTGCAAACTTACCACTTGCGAATCGTCAGCAATCGCTGATAATGTCAAAGCATCTAA